TTTATTGTCTTGTTCTATACCTAAATGAATAAAAATATACTTCCATTCAATTAAACCTCTATAATACATAAAATATCTTATCTCTTTTGTAATATCTCTTATATACACATTATTCTCATCCACTATACAACAATGATTGATTAAAGTCATATTATGTGGATGATATATTTTACACGCATCGTTAAAATTATACCGATTATCTTCAATAGCCTTAAATTTATAATATTTATTGTTATATTTATACCAATATTCATATACCGAATAATTCATTTCAGAAGTATTATGATTATAAGTTTTACTATAAATATATTTAGGTAGTATCATTATGAATTTATTAGAAATATACAAATAAAATTGTATACATACTACTAATAATCTATATAAACTTAATTTTATATATCCTAATAATATAGATAACATGATTTAAACATAATATACTATTAATTTTAAATAAAGATGAATTTCTCACAATTTTTAGTTCAAAATCCTGACGTACCAAAGATTAACACCATAGATGAAGAACACATAAAAATAGAAGGAGAAAAGGAAACGACACTGAAAGATAAAAAAAAAGAACCAGCTAAAAAATTAAAGGAAAAAATATTTGATATAAAACCCAAAACAATCGACCTAAAATCAAAACCAATCGTAGAAGAAGAATGTCACTATCAACCCCCAAAATTCAAAAGAGGTGATTTTGTTATTATTCAACGATTAGAAAATAGTGATTTAAATGTTTATAAGGGGTACTTTGGTCAAATTAAAGAATGTAGACTACTCACTAATTCAGCATACGTTATATTAGAGGCAATGAATCATCCTAGACCAATTAACTTTCCAATTGGACATTTAGTTCACAGAACAAAATTCTTTTAACTTTCAAATTAAAAAATTTACAAAAAAATTTTTTATTGCCTTATACTAATATGAAGTCAGTTAAATTACCTGAAAATATCGACTATTCGTTATATAACGGAGACAGTGGAATGAGTACAAAACATTGGGGACCAGCTGCATGGAAATTTCTATTTACTAGCATCATGGGACGTTATCCAAATAAAATTGATACAAATGATAGCGAACATATCATTATTAAAAATAGTTTTAAAAATATGTTAACCAGTCTTCAAATAGTTATGCCATGTGTTTATTGTAGAGATTCATTTAAGAAATTCTTACTCGAACTCCCTATTGAACCACACCTTATTGGTAGAATTGAACTAATGTATTGGTTATATTTAATGAAAGATAAAGTAAATAAAAAACTCATAAGTCAAGAAACATCATGTTATACAGACGAAAAACGTAAACTTAAGGCATTATTTTATACTGGAGGTATAACAGAAGACGAATATTATAAACGTATAAATGCATTCAAAGAAGAAACATTTAATACTATCACATCACCTCCATTTAAAGAAGTATTAGACCAATACGAAAGTTTAAGAGCAGTATGTTCTGATAAAGCAAAAACATGCGCCTTACCTAAAAAAAATGATGTATAATATTATTAATTTATAAATTATTGTTTGATTTATAAATTGTTGTTTGATTTTATCGGTTAATTTAATTTCCGATTTCAAGGAAACGACGGTTAGATCCAACTGGTTGTTCGAATGAACTGTTGTTGAATGGTCCAACTTCTTGTTTAGGGATGGGTGGACAAGAACGGATATCAAGGTATGGAATCTTATTAGATTGAATAACAGTGTTAATACCCATATGATAACCAGCTTGTAAAAAGTTTTGTTCTTGTAAAAGTTTAGAAACTGGGTTTTGTTTAGCAAAATCATTAGCATCATCATACTTTGGTAAGAGATCACCTGCAGATAATTGACTAGCTCCGGCTACAACCTTTTCGACTTGTTCTTGTTGGTCACTCTTTGCAAAAACTTGAGCTTGAATAGCACTGACTTCAGCTTGGGTAACTGGAGGTTGTGAAGATGGAACAACTAAAGGTAGAGAAGGCTTGGTACCGGCAACATTATCTAAACTTTCGCGGTTGTAATATTTCATGAAAAAGTAAACTGCGACAAGAATTAAGATAACCTTGAGCATATCATTTTTTTGAATCATTTCTAGTATGTCCATTGTGTTTTAATATATAATAATAAAATAAATTTATTTTTTTGAAATTAAAAGGTTATTTAAAAATAAAATATTTTAATAATCAAGTTCAAAATTATATCTTAAAAAATAAAGATACTTAAAATAAAGTTATTTAAATATTAAATAAAAATGAATAGCGACAACGAAGGTTCAGACTATCACAATGAATATAAAGAAAATGCCATAGATAAATTCATGTTTGATGAATCAGATTATATAATGGATTTATATTATGATTTACGTGATAGATTACCATACTTCCTTGACAAACTAACATTTGCTGATTTACTACATTTTATAGTTGAACTAAAATTTAATCTAACATATAATTGTAAACCTTACGATTCTAAGAAATTGTATTATTTTGAATCAGAATACAGTACCGAATTAGAAGCGTGCTTATATGTTATTAATAATTATATGAAGAAATACAAAAGATTCATTATCAGTTACGATGTTTTCTTAATATTTGCATACGAATTTACAAGTGTATATTAATTTACTTTTACTTTACATTTACTTTATACATTTTCCCTTTTTAAGAAAAATGTAAATAAAAAGATGCGCTCATCTGCATTTATGACAATATTATTTTTATTGATGTTATACATTAAGTTTAGTCGGAATCGTCGGGCAATTCTAGTTCTCTACATTTTTGATTTTTATATTCAATATCTGCTTTACTATACTGTATTTTTTCTGTTTTTTGAAGATAATCAATAATTTCTTGACAATCACATATATCAGAAGCTTTTTTACATTTTTTTGTAAGCTTGAAAATATCTACATTATATTTTTCTACAAGTAATTTTACTATGTCAAAAAATCCAAACTTAGATGCATACATAAGTGCTGTGTAGCCGTTTTTATTAGAAACATTATGATTTCTTGGAGCCTGATATTTTAATATATTATAAATTAAAATTTTATTTTTAGATTTTAACGCTTTCATTAAAAGTGTGTCGCCATTGTCAAAAATATGGTCTATATTCCCACTAGTTTCAGGATACCTGTTTAGCAAAACTTTTTTAATTTTAGTTAATTCATTAATCAACATTTATTAATTTTTTGATGAGTTTATATTTCAATTTTTAAGCGTCATAATATCAAACGAATATAGTTGTAACATTCTTACATCAAAAGGAATATGAATGATGAGTGGAATCAATTTTAAATCAGTTTACTTTATACATTTTCCCTTTTTATTTGTCATTTGTTTTTTTGGAATTCCATAATGACCATTTATAGCCATCAACATTACATCACACATATCATCTTTCTTACCAGATGTTTCTAGTGAATTTAACCATAGACCACATTCACTTTTATTAAACTTGTTTTCTAAAAACCATTTTGTATATTGAATACCTAACCATTTTCTCTTAGCATAACTACCCTTTAAAATACATTCAATATCTGGTCCTGTATATGCTTTTAACTTTTGTGAAGCCCTAACAAAACGAATAGTTGTATTTGAGTTATAATACAATTCAACCAATTTTCCATATAAAATATGTGAAGTAAATTTCATTTTCTGATTTACTTTAGGCTGTAATTCAATTAATACATGTGTTACTAAACTAAATATTTCTACATTCGTATCATATATACTTTGTAATCTAGTTAATACAATTTTAGCAATATCTTGTAATAAATAATCATTCACCATCTTTTTCTTAAATATGTGTTTTTTATCTATTTGCTTTCCGTTCATTAATTCCTTAGGAAAATGAGTCTTACAACAATGTGTTTGCTGACCGTTACTTAAATATTTAAAACCACATTTCTTACCACATACGTTGCCATTCTTTTGTAAAGACTCGCATGTATAATCATCGCTATCTAACGTATTGTATGTATCCCATAAGTGTATTTTATAAGTAGATATATCTTGTTTATCATCAGCACTCATAATACACATTGCTAAATTTCTCAAACCAACATCTATTGTTAATATCATTAACAATACATATTATTTTAATTTTTAACTGACAACGTATCTACTCCTTTACTCGAATATTTTTAGCTAATAGTAATAATCCTCCTATTAATGAAATATTAGCCCAAAATGGTATACATTTTGTATAAGTACTACAAGATGGAAAATGATATATAATAGTTGCCAAAATAGTAAATAATACCAAACCTATAGCACTATAATACGCCTCCTGTTTATTATTACCTGTTAAAGCATAATTCATAATTATTATTGGGGCTATAATCTCAAGTAATATTACCATCACTATAACAATATTGTAAAATACAATCGGTAAATCATATTGTATTTTTTGTTTTAATCCCTCAACTACTCCATCAAATGTATAAATCTTATTAATACCTGATATTAAAAACATTATTACTAATAATGTAAAACTCACCGTTGGATTTTCTATTGTACTAATATTAAACATTATTTATATATAATAACATACAATAAAATTAAATTTTAAAATTACATCTTATTTACAACATTATCCTTTCTATTACCATAAGAATAGTAAAAATATACGATTATGCTTATCATTAATATAACAGATACCATATATAATTTTCTAAAGTATTCATACCATGTCTGTTTTCTATAACGATTTTTAATAGGTATACATATTGATTCATTTATAATTTCATAATCAGTATAATCATCATCTACAATCACTATTTCTGAACAATTACACTTATTTACACGCTCAAGGTTATCTATAAATAATTCTCTACATTCACTTGTATGCTCAATTTTATGTTCAATTGTATTTTCAAGTGTATTTTCACTTGTAGTTAAACTTACACATTCGTCTACATCTTCTATACATTCGTCTACATCGTCGTCTATAGATTCACTTCTTAGAGATATAAGGGATGATGTTCGCCGTCGTCTTTTAATAATTATAATGTTATTATTGTCATTTGGATTTAATACTTCTTTATCCATATTTAATATTTGTAACCTTATTATATACGAATATAATAAATTTACGAATTTTTTACAAGTCTCATTATAATTTTTAATATTTTATTCATAATAGTCGGTTTCTTATATATTCTCTCATTTGAATTAAATTCAATAACAACTATATTTTCATCAAAGCGCACCGACTTTTGAGTTGTATTCATTACTATTTATAAATTAATTGTATTTAATTTATGTACGCACATGCGTTAAAATTAATTTATTCACAATTATATATATATATTATGAACAACGAGTTTGAACGGTTATCTCTTCGCAAATTTAAAATAAAAGGCATGGTTCCAAATGCCACTGTTCTTCTACTAGGAAGAAGAAGGTCTGGAAAAAGTTATTTAGTTCGTGATATTTTTTATCATCACAAGGAAATCCCCATAGGACTTATCTTTTCGGGTACAGAAGAAGCTAATCCTTTCTTTGGTGATTTTATCCCAGATTCATTTATTCATTCAGAATATGACCCAGATTTAATAGAAACCATGTTAACAAAACAATCTCAAAAAGTCAAGAAAGCTAGAAATAACGGGCATGCTGAAACAGATGGTCTAACCCCATCAAATAGAGCATTTGTTGTATTAGATGATATGTTACACGACGCTGCGGCATGGAAAAAAGAAAAGACTATTCAAAGTATTTTCTTTAACGGGCGTCATTATAATCTTTTCTTTATTTTAACCATGCAATACCCATTAGGTATTCCACCAGCTCTCAGAAGTAACATTGATTACGTTTTCGTTTTCAATGAACCAAGTATCAAAAATCGTAAAAAGATATACGATGACTACGCTGGAATGTGCCCTTCATTTGACCACTTTTGCAACATACTAGACTCCTGCACTCAGAACCACGAGTGTTTAGTTATAAAAACGTCAGGTAATAGTAGTGATTTAAGAGACCAAATTTTCTGGTATAAGGCATCTAAACACGATAACTTCAGAGTAGGTCACCCTAAAATTTGGAAATATCATGACTTACATTACAATGATAAATATGATACACAAAGAGATGTAGAACAAGAAGAAGTTGATAAACTTAAAAAGAAGTTTGCCAAAACAAAAAAATTAAAAATTATAGTGAATCGTCAAGGCGAAGCACTAGAAGCAATAGAAGAATCTGAATAATATAAATTAATCGTTCAAAATCTTATTTAAAAATAAAAATATTATAATATTAATCAAAATATTACAATATGAATCAAATTATTGCACCAAAGTCAATCAACTTTAATGAATTAGTTAAAAATTCTAACACAACTCTATCTCTTAATATTGAGACTAAAATGATTAACATTCTTAATACGGAATTTACAGAGGAAGAACAACAATGGTATATTGCGAATCTATATGTTTATATGAATTACCATCCAACAAATGATTATCCAATCAATCTTGAACATGTATTTAAAATGATTGGGTTTGCGAATAAAGAAAATGCGAAGAGAACGTTAAAGAATAATTTTACTAAGGATGAAGACTATAAAACAGTTTTAGTCCGTACGGACGAAAACCTAAATGGTAAAGATATATATGATGAAAAAGCTGCTCATCTCAACGGAAAAGCAGGTCCTTCCATTAAGAATTTAGGTGGACGTCCTACAGAAGATATTATGTTAAATATAGATACGTTTAAGAATTTATGTATGTTAGCAAAAACAGATAAAGGTAAACAAATTAGAAAATATTATGTAAAATTGGAGAACATTTATAACGAATTAATGAAAGAAGAATTAGATGAACATAAAAGTAAACTAGAAGAAAAAGATCAATTATTGATTGAAAAAGAAACTCAATTACAAGAAAATGCTAAATTAATTAATGATTTAGAACTCAAACCAGAAACAGAAGGATTTAGTAGTAGAGTACCTGGTGAAATTTATTGCATAAGAGATACAACAAAATCCGGACATATGAAAATAGGAATAGCAGATAAAACTATAACACGAGTAGACCAATTAAATGTTGGTTCCAGTACACATTCATTAAAACTTTATACAAAATTTGAAACATTTGATAGAAATCTTGCTGAGAAATTAATTCATCATTCCTTACATCCATTTAGGATTAAAAATCGAAAAGAGTGGTTTTATTTCAGAAATGACCACGAATTAGCTTATGCTATGAATACTATCAAAAAATCATTAGAATATATAACACAATTTAATATAAAAAATGCTGTAAATTTTAAGGAATCAACTCTAAATTTAGATGTAAATGTAGAATTAATTAAACTAGAAATTACAAAAGAATTGCAAGTAGAACACCAAGGTAAAATGAAAGAACATGTTGAAAACATAAATAAAACGAATAAAAATACTATACAACAGAGTGGTGCACATACTGGTAATTTTAAAGGAGCATGTTGGGTAAAGGATAAAAATATGTGGAAGTCTCAGTTACGAAATAATCAAAAAAATTTTCATCTTGGATACTTTTCTGATGAAATAGATGCTGCAAAGGTATATAATGATTATGCTTTGTATCTAAATGAACGTGAGAATGCAAACTTTTTGTTAAATGATATAATTGGCTATAAAACAGTAGCAAGAAATGTACCGGAAGAAAACAAAAAACAAGTCCAAGAAAAAAAAAGCTCCATATATAATGGAGTAAGTTATGATTCTAGAAGAAAACATTATGTTGCTGGTATTAAACTTACTGGTAAAACTTATAATTTAGGTACAAGTCAAATTGAAATTGAATGTGCAAAAATATATAACCAACAAGCATTATATCTGAATAATCAACTTAATACAAAATATGTATTAAATGATATAGAAAATTATGTAACTGTACCAAAGGATATTCGTGCGGAATTACTTCAAAAAAAAGAGAATGAAAAATCTAGCAAATATATAGGGGTAAGTTTTAACAAAGCTAACAAATGGAATAGTTATTATATGTTGAATAGAAAAAGAGTTAATCTTGGAACATTTGACACAGAATTAGAAGCATGCGAGGCATATAATAATGCAGTGACTGAACTTAATAAAAATGGTTGTAATTATAAAGTTAATAAAATCAATTAATGCCCACTTAATTGGACAACTTCTTCGCATTTATTCAAATATTTTTCTAGATAATGAATATCCAACCAGCTACTTCCATATTTGTATTCGTCAAGAAGTAGTCTATCTACTTTATGCAAGTAATTATCAAGTTTAGATTGCTTAGTATCATCTTCTAAATTTAGTTTCTTATAGAATCTCGCGGTGTCACAGTAATCGTTATATTTTTGCTGATTCATATTGTATTATCTTATTATATTATATATTAAGATATTTTAATTCATTTTTTTTTGTTTGATTATTACAAGGTTACATGGAACGTACATTTACAGAATCAGGAATCATTTTACCAAACTTTAAAGATTTGCCAGAATCATCTGCATCTAAATTAAGTCTTGAAAAATTTGCCAAATATATGGATAAAATTTTCTTGGAAGATTTAACATCCTTGCACCCAGAATTAGGTACATGTACTCTTTATTCTCATTTTATTTCAGACTATTACATAACAATAGATTTCAATACGTTTACCTATGTTATTCCTAATCATATAATAGATAAACTAAATGAATGTAAAATTAATCGTAATATTAGATTTTATGTATTGCCTCTTATGTTAAAATTTAGCGAAGATGATTCACATGCAAATGTATTAATAGTGGATAATAAAACTAAAACTATAGAAATGTATGAACCACACGGTTCAAAGTTTTTATCAAAAGATATATTTTATGAATTAGAGTTTCATATTAAAGATTTAATTGCTCATATATTATCCAGACGATCACATTTTCGATTCAAAAATGTTCATTATAAATGTCCAATAGGTTTTCAAACAAAGCAAGCAAAACTTGACAGAAATACTGGACATTGTGTAGCATGGACGCTTTTTTTTATACATGTTAGATTGTATAATTTAGATTTGAATACAACAGAAATTATAGATATTTTTGATAAATTTGAACCAGAAAAACTCGATAGATATATACGACAGTATATAACATTGGTAGATAAAGATACAAAAGATGTTAAAAAATTTTATAAAGATTCTTATTTAAAATTCAAGCTTACAC